CTCTTTTAATTCCAGCAATAAGACCAAAGAATCCATCTAATAGAACAACTGCAACTAATGCAAGATATTGTTCGGTGTTATCTGCGGTTAAATTCATAAAATATGAACCCATAAATGCACACGCCGTACTAATCGACATAATAACCTGTGTCCAGGTTGATTTTAATAATTCCATTTTAGAACCCATATTGAATTAATTCTACGAATGCCACTTTTATTCGTATCCATAATCGTTGAGTCCATCGAAGTTCTTTGAACTCTTTTGTTATAAATATATCAGATAATTCTTTCATTATGAAATATCTTTACTTTCAATCAATGTATAAGTAAATGAGTTTCCGTAAAGTTTTGCAGCCTTATTTACTAACTCCATAAACAATTTGAAATCTGCATTTGCTGCAATTACTTGACATCCCGCAGACCATTTATCTATTTGTACAGATTTTCCACCTTCTCTGGAAGTAGCTCTATGAATATTGATTCCGTATATACCCTCTTTGATACTTTCTTCTGAGAAATCATATACACCATCTTTGTTTTTATCTCTATAAACTTTTAATGGTTTATGTTGTCTAAGGGCTTCATACTTACCTTGATGTAATCCAATTGTATGAGAACCTCTATATTGACCAGGTACTAAGATTGCAACACCATCTTTGATTAATAAGTTTCGTTCCCAATGTGAACCAGGGTCGGTTGTTGCTTCAAACTCTTCATACTTTAATTGACCACCTACAGAATATGATAAAGTTACCCAATCATCAAATTTGTTAGTTACTTTACCACCTGTTTCAGAATTTCGAATACCCACTATGTTTAAGTTGTAATCTCCACCCTCAAACCATCTGTATCCTTTTTTTTCAACTGCTTTTTGTATTTCTTCTCTTGTAAAACGTGCCATTCATATCCCCTATATTTTAATTACGTTTCTTTCTTCCTTGACAATGTGCTCTCTGAGAAAATCCTTTCGGGTTGTTACAATCAATACTTTTTTTGTACTTATCCGACCATTCCTCATCGATTTTATTAATTAATACTTCTAACGCCATCTCAACTTTGTTTGGTAATCCCTTATGCTTGGTTGATGCAAAATCCTTAACATCTTTTGTTTTCATAGATTTTGCAACATCTATAACATCTTGAGATACATCTGATGGTTTAACATCTCCTTTTTTAAGAGCGTAAACCAAACTCATAAACTTTTGTTGTGCTTTAGATTTAGATGGCATTAATTTCTCCGTAATCTCTTTGGATATAAATATGTGTTAATCTAAGTTAACCGATGAAAGTGGAACACTCCATTCTCTATCAAATGGGTCTGCAACCTTAACTTCTTGCTTTTCTTCGTTTACTGATATAACTATCACCCTCTCCCCTTCGGGCAGACACCCATTGTGATTGGTGAAGGTCTTCTTCATTGTTGTTCTCTTTAAATTTTCCATTTTTAGTTCTCTTATTAAATTTTTCTTCAAATTCCAACTCATCCAACTCATCCAACTCTTCTAAATCCACATTATGGATTGAAATCTTTCCCATAATCAATTCCTAATTAAATTAAATTTCGATACTATTTCTAAAAATTCTTCTACTGTATATTCTTTTGATTTTTCATCTTTGATTTTGATATGCTCCAATGTATCAGGATATTTGTGAATCATCCGTTCCAAAATCTCAAACCCTTGTTCTGCCCAAAAGTTTTTAAAAGAAGATTCGCCCAATACATTTGTTGAGTATTGAACCCCATCATCGGAATCATCTGGTAATAAAATGTAATATATCATATCTGAGATAAATATACCATTATAAATGAATCAATTCGTTTTCGTAAGTTTTTACTTTGTTAACCTTTACTTTGAAAATATCCAATTCAAACTCACCAACTTCAATTTCAGAAGACTCAAGTACGGATGATAATTCTGTTATAATATTGTATGAATATTGAGTTAATTTATTTGCATCAAATTCAACAATTATATCTGTATTCTTACCACTATTGATTCTATCTTTTAATTCAAACTGAGTATTTGGTTGTTCAATTGAGATGTATTGGTCGATTATTTCTTCAGGCAAATCCACTTCTATTTGAGAACACCAAGGTTCTAATAGATTTAAAATCTTCTCATTTGAGTTTATGACACTGAACCCAACATTATACTTTGGTGGTACAATTGGTTTCATTAATGTATCATGCTTTACGAAGTGTCCCCACTTTCTAATGAAGTTTCTCGTTGAACGAATGTTCTGAGCTAACCACTCATCTGATTCTTTACCCACTTCAGTTAAAGTTGGGTTGAATCTACTACCTCTACAAGTCATATGATACACAAAACCATCCCATGTCTGAATAAGGTTATATCCATTCAATAAAAATCGGTTGAATATATCAGAATCTTCTTTTGATTGAGGTGCATAAAGGGGGTCATGTCCACCGATTGATTCGAAATCTTCTTTGAATAAAAACCAAGGAGCAAAAATACCCTCAGTTACTCTACCTTGCTTTAATGATGGGATTTGATGTAGTAAATCATCTTCTAATGGATTAAAATCCTCAGGTTCAGTACCAAAATCCATAAGTAGTTTTTCAGGCCCATCTGGATGTAGTGGTGGTTCAATTCGTGTCAATGATACTACCGTTTGTGGTTTGATATGTTCCAATACAGATTCCAATGCACCTGGACAAAGATACATATCAGCATGATAGATTCCTACAATTTTTGTAGGTGCTACTTCGTTAATCAATCTATCATAAAGAATAGTATGTCCTAATCGAGTCGGTCCTTCATTTCTGATTGCATGGAAGTTTTTATCTTTTTCCATCATTTCTTTACACCATTCCCAAGTTCCATCGTTTGAGAAATCATCTGCTACACAAATATGTGGTTCATCACCACCATTTTTTCTAATTGATTCATACGACCACTTCAGATACTTTAGATTGTTTCTTGATGGTTGGATGAATGATATATCTTTTTTACTTATCATAACTTTTTACTTTTTATATATGTTTCTAATTCAATAACAGCTTCCCAATCCAATATTTCTTTTGCAACAATATCATCATTGAGTGTTGTTTGTGCTTCACCTGGCTTATCATCTTCATATTTAGGTTTAATCCCAAACATATCAGCTACTTCATTTACTGAATGATTCTTACCCCTTCCCAACTCAAATGCATATCCCCATGCGTCTTTCTGAGGTATTCTCACTAAAGCCTCTACAATATCATCGATATGGGTGAAATCTCTTCGTTTAGAACCATCGCCGTATATAACACAATCTTTTCCATTTTGGATGTTGTGAATCCATCTACCAATTAAAGTTGTGTATCCACCTTCAGTTAATTGATGTGGTCCATATACATTATAGAATCTAGCAATACTTGCTTTTAATCCAAAATGTTTCTGATACAATGTGATAATATCCTCTCCCAAATCTTTTGAGAAGGTATAAGGATTTTTGAATCTACCACTATGTTTGGATGATGAACCGGTATAGATTAAAGGTATATCGTTTTTAATACAATGTTTGACTACTTCGTAAGTTCCATTGAAATTGGTATCAATATAATCTTCAGGTCTTTCAAACGATGGTTGGATTCTTGCAATAGCAGCCAAGTGAAATACAATATCAAAATCTTTATCCATTGTGGATATGTTTTGAATATCACCGGCCCAATAACGACACCCTTCTACTTCATTGGATTTTAAACCAGTTGAGTAGTTGTCTAATGAATGAACTTCATGTCCATCTTTTAATAATCTTTTGATGAGGTTTGTTCCTACAAAACCAGCACCACCCGTAACTAATATTTTCATAATAACTTAATTCGTGTTGGGTTTTCTGTACCATATATTGGTTTTACAAAAGTTTGGTCGTCTGATTCAGGTAGTTTTCCCCACTTTTGTATAAATTTACGAGCGTTCACAGACTCAGATATTTTTTGCCTTTTTGACTTAGATTGAAGGTTGTCTTTGGCTTCATCTCTGAAATGAGACCCTCTTGCCGAAAAGTGATATACAACAGACTTTGATGACATAACGAATTTATAATCTTCAAGTTGCATTCTGATAAACAAGTCCATATCATCAAACGAAGCCGGAGCAAACAATGGGTCATTTCCACCTATCCAAACATAATCTTTTTTTCTACAAAAGAATCCTGCACCCCCACCCTTTCTTACGCTAACATCATTTGTTTGTGAAAATTGAGTAGCCCAATCATCAAACCAATATGTATCAAAGTTATGATAAAACTCTCCGAACTCTGATTTTGGAACAAAAATAGTACCAGGTCTATAATCAGGGTCATTAGGGAAAATCTTTGGTTGGATTCTGAATGATGATGTAATCAATCTTACTGAATCATCTATATTATCATATAATTTTAATAACTCTATATCTTGATTTGGTGCAATCCACATATCAGAATGGATTATGTTTACATACTCTGTATGTGCTTTGTTAACGCAAAAATCCATACCACCACCGATTCCTCTTGGTGTATCATTATGCTCTACGAATCCTTTTAGATTCTTATCTTCTTGCATTTGATTTAGTAACCACTCATCTGTACCATCAGTACAATTCTCTGCGTGAATTATGATGGGTTGGTCTTTGTAGTATGCATTCTTTCTTACTGATTCATAAGCAAGTTTTAAGTAATCGATGTTGTTGTTCGTCGATATACAAGTTGTTATTTTACAATCACTCATAACTAAATTATCCCAATCCTTTCCAAGTAGCTCCGTTACCCGTATAGTAGTGGTTTACTTCAATACTTGGTGTATATAAATATGTTTTACCTTTTTCTAAAATATCAATCACCCAATACCTATCTTCTTTTCCTGGAAGAGATTCATCAAATGGAGTCTCTACCAAATCTGATTTGTTGTAAAAACAAAATGCGTTGTGTAGGAATGGTCTATCTTCAATTTTAGAATACATATTATCCACCTCTTCATCAGTTCCGAAGTGCGACCATATGTATCTCTTACTAATTTTTTTACCCCTATAAATTGGAGTTTGATTTCCAAATACTGCCGAATAATACTTTAGTTTATTTTGGACATATTCCAAATCCATCTTAACAATCTGAGAATGTGCTGATAGTATCAGAATCGTATCGTATTTGGCGAGCTCTACTCCAAGATTGATTGCCTTTCCAGGAGTGTAATCATCAATATTATGTATTTTGATATCACAACGATTGTTGAATAACTTTACCACTTCTAATGAATCATCTGTTGAATGGTCATCTATTATTAATATTTCTGAATTGGGTATGTAATCTAAAACAGATTGTATAGCAAACCCAATATATTCCCTTTCATTATGATTCCGTATAATTACACTTACACTACCCATCAAACCTCCCTGTATAATTATTTCTTGAATCCATCTCAGATTGTTGAAAATCACTACCATGCGAAATCATCATATCATCAATCATTTTTATATAATCAGTTAAATTTTTCATTTCATGTGGTAATACTGCGAACTTATTATCACGGCCTGGTAACTCATTATCAGTTGTAAAATGTTTTTCAATTACAACCGCACCCTTACCAATTGCTACTTTAGCGGATTCAACTCCTTGAATGTGGTCTGAATATCCAATTGGTAGTCCAAATGGTTTCAACATATTCATTCTTGGTAAATTTGCCATAGATGGATTACATGGGTATGTTGATACACAATGTAATAGATAAAACTCAGAATTCCAAATATGCTTCACACTAT